GCATTCGTCCTCGCCATCGGCGTGATTGGCTCGATCATAACTCACCCTGAACTGTGGTTCTCCAAAGGCTCCTGATGCAACTGTCCCCGCACTTCTCTCTCGAAGAACTCACCAAGTCCCAAACCGGCGAACGCCTCGGTCTTGATAACGACCCGAACCCTGCTCAACTCGCAGCCCTCAAGGCGCTCTGCGTCAATGTCCTCGAACCGATCCGCAACCACTTCAATCGCCCTGTGGTCATCAGTTCCGGCTTCCGTGGCCCTGCGCTGAACATGGCGACGGGTGGAGCGTCGAACTCCCAGCACTGTCTTGGTGAGGCCGCTGACATCGAGATTCCCGGCGTCAGCAACAACGAACTCGCTCGATACATCGCCCTGCACGTTCCGCACGATCAGGTGATCCGCGAGTTCCCCAAGCCCGGTGTGCCCGATTCAGGTTGGGTCCATGTGTCCTACTGCGCCAAGAAGCCGAACCGCAATCAGGAACTCACGGCCAACAAGGTGAACGGCAAGACCGTCTACTCAGAGGGCTTACCGGTATGAGGAAGGTGATCACCGACCTGTTCACCGGCCCTGACGGCAAGACCTGGAGCATCGGGCGTGTCTACTCGCTGCCAATGTTGGTGTCGGGACTCGCCACCCCCTTCTTCATGGTCGCTAACGCCATGCCCATCGACCTCGCAGGCCTCGCCATTCTGTTCCCTGCGACGGGCGCTGCGGTCATGGCCCTCGTCACTGGCACCAACAGCACGGAGCCGAAAGCTGATGCCACTTAACTTCGCCGCGCTTTGCTGCGCCGCTGCCCTGCTTCTCGGACTGGGCGGCGGCTACAAACTCCGAGACCTCATTGCAGACGCCGCTCAGGCAAAGCAGTTACAGGTCGCTCAGGAGCAATTGAAATTAGCAGAGGCACGAATGGCCGAGAAGGCTGAGGCCTATGAGGCTTTCAGATCAGACGCAATGGCACGACGTGACCGGGCCACCAATACTGTTCGGGAGATATACCGCGATGTCGAAGTTTCTAACGATTGCGCCCCTGTTCCTGATGCTATCAGGGTGCTCGACGATTCAATCACTCATGCCAATGCCTCGGCTTCAGGCAAACCTGTCGGCGTCGTGCCCTGACCTTAGAGCAAGGCCAGAACCACTGATCGACCCCGAGCGATTGACTTGGGAGATCGAAACCGTGACAGCATACGCAGATTGCGCTAAAAGGCATAGACTGACGGTCGAAGCGTGGCCAAAAGGTGCTACGACCAAATAGCTCTCAAGCAGGTGCTGTATGGCGACCACTATGACATTCACGACGCTGCAAGAGGACGTGCGGCGCTATCTTGAGCGGGGTTCAAGCCTCGCCTCGGATGAGGTCGTGTATGAGCAGCTTCCCCGCCTGATCAATCTTGCCGAACGCCGCATTGCCCGTGAACTCAAGGTCCAGGGATTCATCAATGTCGTCAACGGCACTCTGACTTCCGGCAACCCGGTATACGACAAGCCTGATCGGTGGCGTGACACGGTGTCGATCAGCATTGGGACCGGCACCTCGAACAACACCTACAAGACGCTGTTCACGCGTGACTATGAGTATCTGCGTAAATATTGGCCGGATGCCACCCAGACCGATGAGCCCGTCTTCTATTCGGACTACGACTACTCGCACTGGCTGATTAGTCCGACTCCCGATGACGACTATCCCTTCGAGATTCTTTATTACGAACTCCCGGCCCTGCTGGACGACAGCGTTCAGACCAACTGGATCACGGAGTTTGCTCCCCAGCTTCTACTCTATGGGACGTTGCTCGAAGCGACGCCCTTCCTGAAGAACGACGAACGCATCCCTGTGTGGCAGGGTATGTATGACCGCGCAGCAGCGATGCTCAACGGTGAGGATTTGGGCAAGGTGCTTGATCGCTCCGCAGCACGCAAGGAGGCGTAGGTGACGACGTTTACCCAGACTTTCGGTGGGAACACCATCTACCCCTCGGACGTGTCCTATCTGGCACTGGCCCTATCAGCGAACACGACGCTTGAGTGGCCGCTCGAAGCCTCGACGGGCAGCAATATCGTCGCTCGGATCATCGACGTAACGCCCACTGCGGCTTACGACATCACCATGCCTGACGCGACGCTCACGGGCGTTGGGCAGACGATCCTGTTCAATAACCTGGGGCCTTACAACGTCACGGTGAAAAGTTCTACGGGGACGACGCTTGTCAGCCTGACGAGCGGGACGTGCTGGGAACTCTATCTCTATGACAACAGCACGGCTACGGGCCTGTGGCGCACGTTTCAATTCGGAGCATCGACGGCACAAGCTCAGGCTTCGGCTCTTGCGGGAGCGGGTCTTGACGCGAACGGTAGTCTCCTTGAGCAGGCGACTGAGGTAACGACCTTCAACGCCGACTACACTGCCGGTGACTCTGACCGAGCGTCGGCCTATGTGTGGACGGGCGGTGTCGGCACTCTCAGCCTTCCTGCCTCGTCCTCTGTCGGTAACAACTGGTTCATCTCGATCCGCAACGGCGGCACGGGCAATCTGACTATCGAGCCTGCGGGTATCGAGACGATCAACGAGTCGTCCTCACTCGTCCTGCTCCCTGACGACAGCGCCACCATCATCACGGACGGCTCGGAGTGGTGGACGATTGGTCTCGGCCAGTCAGCGGTCTTTGCGTTCGACTACACCTCGATCAGCCTGACCGGCCAATCGACGCCCTACGCCCTCTCGGGCTCTGAACTCAATCGCATCACCTATGACTTCGTTGGCGTCCTGACTGCCAACATGGAGATCGTCGTTCCCAAGACGACCCAACAATACTGGATTTCCAACGACACGACGGGTGGCAGCTACACTCTAAGCGTCAGGACCAGCACCCAGAGCCCCGCTCTCGTCGTTACCCGTGGCTCTCGCGGTATCTACTACTGCAACGGCACCGACCTGCTGAAGGCCGACACGCAGGGCATCTCCACCCCTGTTGCTGTGTCGGAGGGTGGCACGGGTTCCACGACGGCAGGTGGAGCCCTTATCAATCTGGGCGGCACGTCTGTCGGCATTGGGGTCTTTACCGCTGCGTCTCAGGCTGCTGCACAGGCCGCTATCGGCACTGTGGCTGTGGCCTACGGCGGCACGTCTTATTCTTCCTACACGACTGGCGATCTGCTCTACGCCTCTGGCTCAGGGGCTCTGAGCAAGCTGGGCATTGGATCGAGTGGTCAGGTCCTGATCGTCTCAGGGGGCGTTCCCGCTTGGGGCAACGTCTCTGCGTCAGCGGTCACAACCTTCAGCGGCGGCACTACAGGACTCCTCCCGTCGTCCGCTACGGCTGGTGCCATCACGCTAAGCGGCACGCTGGTGGTGGCTAATGGGGGCACTGGCGCTACGACTCTTACCGGCGTTCTCAAAGGGAACGGCACTTCCGCCTTCACCGCTGCGACGGCAGGCACTGACTATGTGGCTCCTGGAACCGCCACCTCGTTCACGGCCACCCAGTCGTTCGGCGGGTCGTCCTCGGTCATTGGCGCTTCGTTCACGAGTGCCTCTGAGGTCGTTACGGTTTCGGCCACCGCTGCGACAGGCACGATCAATTTCGATGCCGCAACTCAGGGCGTCCTCTACTACACGTCCAATGCTGCTGCCAACTGGACCCTGAACATCAGGCACTCCTCTGGGACTTCGCTGAACACTGTCCTGAGCACTGGGCAGTTGATCACTGTCGTTCATATGGTCACGCAAGGCGGAACGGCCTACTACAACAATGTCGTTCAGGTTGATGGCACGACGAGCGGTGTGACGACAAAATGGCTGACTGCTATTCCCGCGTCAGGTAACATCAATGCCATTGACGTGTATCGCTACACGGTCATCAAGACGGGCTCCGCGACCTTCACTGTGATCGCCTCTCAGACAAAGGCGGTCTGACGATGCCGGTTCTTGCTGCATTTGGATCGAGAAGCGCCGAAGGGTTTGTTGGTAGTGGGGGCGTTGTTGACTCCACTGTTATCGCTGTGGCTCACTCTACGACGCCTTATGTTTCAGCATACCCTTGGAGCATATCTGGGTTCGGGACAAAATACAGCAATCCGTCAACCTTGCCGTCTGAGGCTGGGCAAGATATCGCCTTTTCACCTTCAGGTTTGGCCGTTGCAATTGCTCACGGCCTTTCCCCTTACATTTCGGCTTACCCTTGGTCCTCCGGGTTTGGAACAAAATACTCTGATCCATCCACGCTGCCTTCTGACTTAGGATCGGGCGCCGCATTCTCCCCGTCCGGTAATGACATAGCTGTCGGCCATCAGCTAACACCATTTCTTTCAGTGTATCCGTGGTCGTCTGGCTTTGGGTCAAAATACGCCAATCCAGCCACTTTACCCGCTGGGAAGGGTAACGGTGTAACCTTCTCCCCATCTGGTAACGTCGTTGCGGTTGCTCACGTCACAACCCCCTTCATTTCCACCTATCCGTGGTCGTCGGGCTTTGGCTCAAAATATGCCAACCCTGCGACGCTTCCGACGGGTAACGCACAGGCTGTCGCATTTTCACCGTCTGGTAACGACATTGCCGTCGCACACGTTACGACCCCTGCGATATCAGCATACCCCTGGTCTTCTGGCTTTGGTTCTAAATACTCCAATCCCGCAAGCCTCCCTGGAGGTGGAACGGGTTGCAATGGGGTGGCGTTTGACAGAACGGGGGCAAGCATTGGAGTCGGTCACTTCACCAGTCCTTATATAACCGCATACCCTTGGTCCTCTGGATTTGGGTCAAAATACACCAATCCTGCGACTTTGCCCACCGGGACTGGTAATCGGGTGGCATTTTCCAAGTCCGGTGAAAACGTCGCGCTTGCTCATGCTTCAACTCCGTTCGTGTCCGTATACCCTTGGTCCTCAGGGTTTGGGGCCAAATACTCAAACCCTGGAACGCTGCCAACCGGACCAGGCGGTGGCGTCGCATTCAACTAGGAGCACTTAAATGGTCACTTCTGAAGAACACCTCATGAACCTCGTCGTCAACGCCTTCGGTCGTGAGATGGAGGTCTATGCCTATCAGGTCAACGTGGATAACTACACCACCATGCTTGACGCCCTGCCGCTCGGCCCGTGGCCTGAGCGCCTCCAGGATTATCGCGCCACGCCTATCGAGCAACTCCCCGTCGATATGAGCGAGGATGATGTTGGGCTCATTGCCGACTTCCAGTATCGTGATCGCATCACCGGCCTGCTCCGCACCGAAAAGGTCGAGCAGGGCAAGGCTCGCCGCGTTCTCGAAGCCCTGAAGTCCCAGATCGGTGACGACTACGACAACCTGCTCGCAGCCCATAAGGCGGTTCAAGGCTAATGCCTGACACGATCCTCCAGATCAAATCGCTTCCCGGCATCAAGCGTGACGGGACTCGGTTTGAAGGTGATGCTTATGTTGACGGCCAATGGGTCCGGTTCCAACGCGGTCTGCCGCGCAAGATCGGAGGCTATCGGGCTGCGAGCAAGTATCTGACGGAGATTAGTCGGTCACTTAACGCCTACACCTACAACGGCTTTACCTACATCCACTCAGGTTCGGCCAACAAGGTTGAGCGCCTTTACGTCAACTTCGATGGTAATGCCAGCGTCGTCAGTAACCGGACCCCTTCGAGTCTTGTCGCTGACGACAATAACATGTGGCAGTTCGACGTAGAGACTGACCCGACCGGCAACCTGATCATCGCCCAAGTCGCTCCGAACCTGCTGAACATCACCAACAATGATGGTGGTCAGTTGTTCTACGGCGACCTGCTCGGGACTGATCCCCTGACCGAAGTGACGCTGCTGCCCACCGGGTATAGCGTGACGGGCGGTGTCGTCGCTCTCCATCCATACACATTCATCTATGGGAATGATGGGTATGTGGCCTGGAGCGTCGTTGGCGATCCCACTGACTTCACAGGTAGCGGTTCGGGCTCTGCGAACGTCGCCTCTCAGAAGATCGTCAAGGGTCTTCCGCTCCGTGGCGGTCCCGGTAACTCTCCTTCCGGTCTGTTCTGGACCGCTGACGCTGTGGTCCGAGCCTCCTTCGTCGGTGGCGATGCGGTCTTCCAGTTCGACACGATCTCGACGCAATCCTCGATCCTGTCGGCTGAATCGGTCATTGAGTATGACGGTATCTTCTTCTGGGCCGGTATCGACCGCTTCCTGATGTTCAACGGCGTTGTCCGTGAAGTGCCGAATGCTTTGAACCTGAACTGGTTCTTCGACGGCATCAATATGGACTACCGGCAGAAGGTGTTCGCCACCAAGGTCCCTCGCTATGGGGAAATCTGGTGGTGCTATCCCCGTGGCACTGCGACCGAGTGCTCTCACGCTGTCATCTACAACGTCCGTGAGGACTGCTGGTATGACTGTGAGCTACCCAACAGTGGGCGCTCTGCCGGATCGCCTGCCTCTGTGTTCCCCAAGCCGATGATGACCGGGGTCGAGGCTGAGATGACCGACACCGACTACCGGGTGACTGAGGACGGTGTGGTTCGAGCCACTGAGGACGACTCAGAGCGCGTCACTGAGGACAGCGACATCAACCTCTACCGCCTGTGGATTCACGAGGATGGAATGGACGAGATCGATGGTCTGAACATGCAGCCCATCCAGTCCTACTTCGAGACCGCCGACATGAGCCTTCCGGTGATCGCTCAGGACAACCACGCTCTGAGCGTCGTCTATCTGGAGCCTGACTTCGTGCAGGTTGGCGACATGACTGTTCAGGTCAAGGGTCGGTCCAATGCCCGTTCGCCCGAAGTGGACGGCCCAGTCCTGACGATCTACGCTATTCCCAATACACCTCAGGAACAGATCGTCTACTTCAAGGAACAGCGTCGTCAGCTTCGCTTCAGGTTTGAAAGCAATGTGATCGGGGGCGACTATCAGATGGGTCTGATCCTGGCGACTCTGAAGCAAGGTGACGGCACTGTAATCGGATGATCAACCCTTACGGTATGACCCTGACAGACTGGGCCGATAGTGTTATCCTCTCGGTTGGAGACGCATGGGCCTTCGGTCGCCTACAGGATGAGAGTCGCTGGCAGGACTGGGCCGTGGCATTCCTGAGGGGTAGCTATTCCCAGAAAAACGCACCTGACCCTTACGCATTTAGCGATTGGCGTGACTGGGCAATGCGCGTCTACACGATGCTCGAAAGGAATGCTTGATGGCCGACTTTGCCGTTAATTACGACGAAATGGACATGGGCTCCGCACCCAAGTCGGCGCTTGCTGTTGGGCCTACAACCTATCGAGCCTTCACTAACGACGGCGACTTTGCCGGTGAAGTGAACATGGCCTACAAGGGCACGGTCCGAGTGATCGACCCTGCGACGGGCAAGTCCGTGTTCGAG